CCTGAAGGTCAACCATTACCGATGGAAGTACAAAATGCGATTGCTGCACAGGCTGCTGGTGCTACACAACAAATAACTGGTAGAGATCAAGCCATACAACAAGCACAACTTAACGCACAAATCGATCCACAAATGCAAATGTTCAATGCTCAGATGCAATTAGAACAAGCTAAACTGCAATTACGTCAAGCAGAGGCTCAACTAAGGGCACAAACTGAGATTGAAAGAGAAAATATTAGAGCTGATGTGGATAGAGAACGTATTGAATCAGAAGAATCTAAGCAAGATGCACGTTTAGCGGCTAATATTCAACAAGATTTAATAGAAAAAGAAGAACAAAGGATAAAAGATCTAGTAGAATTAGCAAAAGAAGCTAGAGATGCAAGAAATTTACCTGAAAACAACTAAATAGGAGCTAAAAATGGCAAAATTTGATCCAAAAAAGGCTGATCTTAATAAAGATGGCAAATTATCCTCTTATGAAAAGAAAAGAGGCATGGCAATGGCTAAAAATATGCGACAAGGTGGTCCAGTAAACGTTGGTGTTAGAGAAGTTAAGGCTATTTTAACAAAAACTAAGGGTACAGGAGCCGCAACGCAAGGATTAAACTTTCATAAACAACCAGATTAATGGAGTTTATTGATTTAACTCGTAAATTTCTCAAAATAGTAAGAGAAAGGGACGCACAATTAACAGAAACGTTGAAATCAGGGTCAATACAAGACCATGAACAATATCAACGTATAGTAGGCGAACTATCAGGTCTAAGTTTCGCTGAAAATACCGTAATAGACCTGCTAGAAAATAAGGAGGACTTAGATGAGTGAGATTCCTGATAAGGTTTTAAACTTTGAAAATAGAACTAAAAAAGAACCTGAACCTCAAGTAGAGGAAAACGAAGGTTTAACTACCCCAGAAGATTGCGAAAGGCAAATAGATAAATTACCTACGCCCACAGGCTATAGGATTTTAATATTGCCATATACCATTGCGAAAAAAACCAAAGGTGGTATAGTATTAGCAAAAGAGACGGTTGAAAGAGAAAGACTAGCTACTAACGTGGGGTATGTAGTCTCTCTTGGACCTGACGCTTACACCGATCCTGACAAATACCCTTGTGGGGCTTGGTGCAAAAAAGGCGACTGGATTATCTTTGGCAGATATGCTGGAGCTAGAATCAAAATTGACGGTGGCGAAATGCGATTGTTAAATGATGATGAAGTTTTAGCTGTTATTGATGATCCCGAAAACGTTGTCCACCACGCATAGGAAATAAAATGGCAAATCCAAAACTAACAGTCGAAGTCGAAGATAAAGACGTAGACATTCATGAAGCAGACGTAATCAACGAAAACGAAGAAAGCGAAGAAGTTGAATTCGAAGTTGCTAAAGACTCTGTAAAAGAAGTCGAAGAACCAGAACCTCAAGCTAAACAAGAGTCAGAAGACGAACTTGAAGAATATAGTGAAGGTGTAAAAAAGCGTATAAGTCAACTGACTTATAAAATGAGAGAAGCTGAAAGACAGAGAGAAGAGGCTGTCAAATACGCTGAAAACATTTTAAGTGAAAATAAAAACCTTAAAAGTTCTTTAAAAAATTCTGACGCAACACTAGTCAACGAGGCTGAAAGTCGTGTACAATCACAATTAGATCAAGCTAAAAAGCAATATAAGTTAGCTTACGAGAACGGTGATGCAGATGCTATGGCGTCAGCAAACGAATCGATCGCTAGACTTGGTGCTGAAGCTGAGAATCTAACTAGAGTCAAAAAACGATTAGACTCTGAGGAAACAGTTGAACAAGAAGTAGATGTACAACAACATATACAACAACAACAACCACAACAGGCTACCATGCCTGATCCGAAAGCTCAAGATTGGGCAGATAAGAATAAGTGGTTTGGGCAAGATCAAGTAATGACTTTTGCTGCGTTTGGTGTACATCGAGAACTCGCTGATTTAGGGTATGACCTTCAATCAGATGATTATTACGAGGAAATTGATAAGCGTATGCGAAAAGAGTTTCCTCACAAGTTTACATCAGATTCGTCTGATGCTAATGTAAACGTTCAGCCTAAAGTTGCTGCTCCTACAAGAAAAGCAAGTAATAAAACTGGACGCAGAGTACGGTTGAGCCCTTCTCAAGTTGCTATTGCAAAAAGATTAGGTGTTCCACTAGAAGAATATGCAAAACACGTTAAAGAAGGAGTATAAAAAATGACAGATCGAACTCCACGAGCTGCAACCACACGAGAAAAAACTTCTCGCAGAAAACCATGGACGCCTCCATCAACTTTGGAAGCCCCACAAGCACCAGCTGGATATAAATACCGTTGGCTCCGTGAATCTTTACTCGGAAACGAAGATAAGACTAACATGAGTAAACGTATTAGAGAAGGTTGGGAACCAGTGAGGTCTGAAGACCATCCTGATTTTGTAGCACCTACTATTGAAGGTGGTAGAAATGACGGTGTGATCGGTGTAGGTGGACTTGTTTTGGCAAAAATACCAGAAGAAACTGCTGAGGAACGCAATGCCTATTATAGAGGACTTGCGGAGAATCAAATGGACGCTCTTGATTCTAACCTTATGAGAGAAAGTAATTCAGCAATGCCTATAGATAAACCTAATAGACAAAGCAGAGTAACTTTCGGATCAGGTGGTTTGAAAAAGAGTAATTAATAACTTTTTAAACTGAAAGGTGAAATAACATGGCAAATGTAAATGACCCAGATGGATTTACTCCTGCTTATCATCTAACAGGCGGCACAATTAGACCTTCTGAATTTGCTATCCAAAGTGGAGCTACTGGAGATATTTTCTCTGGTGACGTAGTTAAGCTAGCTAGTGGATATGTACTTCAGGGTGGTGCTACTGATGCCCCTTTAGGTGTTTTCGCAGGTGCTGAATACCAAGATAGTACAGGTGAAGTCAAATTTGTAAAAAGATTTGTTTCAGGTACTACAACATTAGGTTCTGCAAATGTAAAAGCATATGTTTATACTGATCCAGATATCGTTTATGAGGCACAGTACACAGGTACTCCAACTCAAGCCGATGTCGGTAAAGTGCATACTATCTCTACTACTGCAGGTGATACTAACAACGGACGCTCGAAGGAAGGAGTAACGACTACTACAGCTAGTGGTATTGCTAAGCAAGTTGGCTTTGTTGATAAGCCAGGAAACAGCATTGGACAATACGCTAGAGGTTATTTCGTATTCCCAGCTTCAGTATTCGGTAACGACTAAAGGTGATATAGATGGCAATTAATAGAGCACAATTAGTAAAAGAACTCGAGCCAGGATTGAATGCACTCTTTGGTCTTGAGTACAACCGTTATGAGAATGAGCATGAAGAAATCTTTGACACAGAAACTTCTGAAAGAGCTTTTGAAGAAGAAGTAATGTTATCAGGTTTTGGTGAAGCTCCTGTTAAAGGCGAAGGTGCCTCAGTCAGCTATGACTATGCACAAGAAACCTTTACTTCAAGGTATTCACACGAGACTGTAGCATTAGCTTTCTCTCTAACAGAAGAAGCTATTGAAGATAATCTTTATGATACTCTTTCTTCAAGATATACTCGTGCATTAGCGAGATCAATGTCTCAAACTAAGCAAATCAAAGCTGCTAACGTTCTAAACAACGGCTTTAACTCCAGCTTTCCTGGAGGTGACGGTAAAGAATTATTCGCAACCGATCACCCTACTTTGACAGGTGGAGATCAGTCGAATGAGCCTAGCACAGCTGCTGACTTGAATGAGACTTCTTTAGAAAATGCTATGATAGATATCTCTCAGTTCAAAGACGAGAGAGGACTTAAAGTGAACGTACAAGCTAGAAAGCTTATCGTTCCACCTCAACTCCAATTTGTGGCTGATAGACTTCTAAATACTCCAAATAGAGTAGCAACTTCTGATAACGACATCAATGCGTTAAGAAATATGGGAATGCTCCCAGAAGGTTACACTGTTAACCATTACTTAACTGACACTGATGCTTTCTTTATCAAAACTGACTCTCCAAATGGATTGAAGCATTTTGTTAGAAGCCCAATCAAGACTGGCATGGAAGGAGATTTCGAAACAGGCAACGTTAGATATAAAGCAAGAGAAAGATATTCTTTCGGCTTTAGTGACTGGCGTGGTGCTTACGGTTCTCCAGGAGCTTAATCTCGATTTTCGGGGTGGGTGTTCTTAACACCTTTGAAGGGGGGCATTAGCCCCCTTTCTCTTTTTTGACTTTCCTTTTTCTATTATTTAATCTACAATAAATCAAACCGAGATTAATTGTTGTTTCAACTGGCTCGGCAGACTATCTCCATAGATGAAACAACGTATTTTGTTATAGGAGTTCAAAATGGCAAAATCAACTTTTTCAGGTCCAGTTAGGTCTTTATCTGGATTTATTTCAGCAGGTAATACTGCGGTAGTTAGCTTAACTGCTGATACCACTTTAACTGTAGATTCACATGCAGGTAAAATACTGCTTTGTAATGATGCTGACGGTAAATTTACTTTACCATCTATTGTTACTACAGAGCCTAGTGATCCTACAGATCCAAACTCACTTAACAACTTAGGTGCTACTTTTACTTTTGTAATCGTTACTGCAGCTACTGATGTTGATATTAAAACAGACGGTACTGATAAGTTTGTTGGTGGGTTGTACACAGGTGTAAATAACGCAACAGGTAAAACCTTTATTTCAGGTGCTTCCAACGACGTTATTACTCTAAACGGTACAACTAAAGGTGGTTTAGCAGGAAGTGTTATTAAAGTACATGCAATAGCAAGCGCAAAATATGCTGTAGAAGGAATCACTCTTGGTTCAGGTACTCTAGTAACTCCTTTTGCTGACGCTTAATTTAGGAGTATAACATGGCAGATGCAGTAACTTCAACAACTCTGTCAGATAGTGATAGGTCAGCTGTTATTCAGCTGACTAACACTTCCGATGGAACAGGTGAATCAGCGGTAACTAAAGTAGATGTAAGTTCTTTAGCAACTCGTAAAAGCGATGGTGCAGCATGTACAGGAGTTAGATTAGCTAAAATTGTTTATTCAACTTTTGGCATGAGCGTAAAACTTTTATGGGACGCTACTACAGATACTATATGTTGGGATCTTAATGCAGACTACACCACCGACGAAGACTTTACAGAATTTGGCGGTATACGTAATACTGCTGCAGCAAGTGGTAAAACTGGCGATATCAAACTAACGACTACAGGTCATACAAGTGGTGACTCATACGTTATAGTATTGACATTATATAAAGACTTTGATTAATGGCAACTTCAGGAACTAGAGCTTTTACACTATCTACAGCTGATGTTATCGAAGAAGCATACGAACTAGCAGGATTAGAACTTCGTACAGGTTACGACGCTAATGCTGCTAGGCGTTGTCTTAATATAATGTTTGCAGATTGGTCTAATAGAGGTGTTCAATTATGGGAAGTTGAACAGGTAACAACAAGTTTAGTAAAAGATACCGCTTCTTATGATTTAAATGAATACGATATAGATATATTAGACGCTGTTATAAGAAGAACATCTGGAGGAACTACAAATGATCTACAGATGGAAAGAATAGATAGATCAGAATATTTTAACATACCTGTAAAAAGCTCAACAGGAAGACCAACACAATTTTATTTAGAAAGAACAAGAACACCAAAAATATATCTATACCCCACACCAGAAAACTCTACAGATAAATTAATTACTTACAGATGGAAAAGGATTCAAGATGTAAATGCTTCTACAGAAGATCAAGACCTTCCAGCAAGATTTATACCTTGTATGGTAAGTGGTCTAGCTTATTATATTTCTGTAAAAAAGAATCCACAGAAATCAATGATGTTAAAACAGATGTATGAAGAAGATTTTAGAAGAGCTTATGAGTCTGATAGAGATAGATCTAGTTTACACCTAGTCCCATTTAGGCAAAGTATATGAGTTACGCTAGTGGAAAATATTCATACGGTATCTGTGATCGCTCAGGTTTAAGATATAGGTATAAAGATTTAAAAAAGACATGGGATGGATTGAAAGTAGGTCCTGATCAATATGAACCTAAACATCCACAATTACAACCTAAAAGAATTACTGTAGACCCAGAAGCATTATATGAATCAAGACCAGACACAGATCAAGAGGTATCTTTAGGTATAGTTAGAGCATTTAGTGACAACCCACAATATAATACGACAGACGATATTATTGGTTCTAGTTTTATTGTAACTGAAGCTACTTCAAGTTTAGGCACTATAACGGTAACAACATGAGTTATACATATTCACAACTAAAAACTGCTGTACAAGATTATATGCAAAACGATGAAAGTACGTTTGTATCTAATTTAAATAATTTTATAGAAAACGCAGAAGATAGAATTTTAAAACTTGTTGAGATAGATAATTTTAGAAAAAATGTTACTGGCGCTGTTACTGCTTCTAATACTTATTTAGCGGCTCCTAGTGATTTTTTAGCACCTTTTAGTTTAGCTTTAATAGATTCAAGTAATAATTATAATTATTTAAAATTTAAACATGTAAGTTTTATAAGAGATTATACCCCAGCAGCAGCAACTACAGGAACTCCATTATATTACGCTTTATTTGACGATAACACGTTTATATTAGCTCCAACACCGAATGCCGCTTTTTCTATGGAATTACATTATTTGTATCGTCCAGGATCTTTAACAGCCGCAGGAGATAGCGGAACAACTTGGATTTCTAAAAATGCACCTGAAACTATACTGTATGGAACTTTAGTAGAAGCAGCAGTATTTATGAAAAATTTTGAGAGTGTGCCTCTTTATGAACAAAGGTTTTTACAATCTTTAGATAGATTGAAAAATATGGCAGAAGGTAGAAGAACAAGACAAGAATATAGATATGATCAATTAAGGAGAGAACCTACATAATGGCTATCAAGAAAAAAGTAAATACTAAAAAAAGAACTGTAAGAAAAGTAGCTAAAGCTTTAAATAAAGCA